CTTTACATTAAGTAAAGTTTATATAATAGTATGGGGGTATAGGTTATACAACCGTCTTCGGATTTCCCCAAAGGAGTACTAACCCAACTATTATATATACTTTAATTAAAATTTAAATATAATCTATTATTATATTAATGTAAATTAAATTTAATTTTAGTTCACGGGATGAATTGTAGTAGCGTGCAATCACTCCCTATTAGTAACAAAATGCTCTTAAAAATATAAAAATATCTTAAAATAAAAACGTAGTTATTGAAATTATGAAGCTATAAGAAGTAGTAATTTATTGAAGCTTATGGAAGTAGTAATAATTTTCATAATTACCCCAAAAATAATATTTAGTTTTTAAAAGTTATACTAGATCCATTGATTTAGAATAGTAAAGAAATTTATGCTCATTTACTTGCCTCTTGAATGTCCAATTACGTAGTCGTAAGACCGCTTCAACGCGTATTGAATCGAATAAGTGTGGCTCGCGGTGCAGTTGTTTTATACAAGTGCGGTACACGGGTGTATTCTGCCGAAAGATTGAATATATAACAAATTGTTATGAGACTAATGAGTTTATTTATCTTGAGCCTCTAATCTCAATGTATTTAGTATAGATTCCACGGTGTAGTTATGGCATGCTACTTACTGTTATGTGGAAGTAAACAGCCCTGGTAATTACTGACGGAGCACTACCAGTTAATTCACGCGTTATGTTAGATAAGCTGCGACCCTAACGGGATCTAACCGGATCGTCGGACTAGTCATCCGAGATGAGAAACCGGCTAACTTATGACATAATTTGCGATGAATAGTGTTGACGACAAAAATTCTTTTTATCTTGACTTGGCTTGAAATCATTAATCATGAATTCGAGCTCTCTGAAATTGACGAACGCCCACGGGCAAATGCGACCAACCAGTGTGACAAGTGGAAAACGAATTGTGAGAAAAAATTCTTATAAAACTACTATGACGAAACGCAACGCAACAGGATATGAATTGAACTACGAAATGGCACCATTAGAACGTTATAATTATCCATATCAAAGACTTTATCCAACAATGGAGGAGTTTGAAGAAGAATGGCATGATTTTAAACGCTCATATACGATGAATAATATTACAGCATCTAATATATTAATATACGATTTTGATGTAATGGAGAATAATTTACCAGTTGCACATGCTATTTCATCAGATTTACAACAATCTTCAGGATTTGCTAGAATTTTACGTAATAAGTATTTTCCAGACATAAAACCAATTGTGCCAAAAATGAATAGAGTTGGAACATTACATTTTCAGCCAGTTACTAAACAAGATCGGGTAATTATTGGTTTAATAACTAAATACGCTTATTATCAAAAGCCTACTTATAGGACTGTATTTAATGCTCTAAATAATTTGAAACAGTGTTTAATCGTAGAAAAATTTAAAGAAATTGTCATGCCTATGATTTGTTGTGGACTTGATAAATTAGATATTAAATATATAATACCAATGATTAAATATTGTTTGAAAGATTTGAATACTATTGTAAATATATCATTAACTAGAGAGGACTGTAAAAAAAATAATATTCCGATTAAAACTGATATTTCATTAGACTATCAACCAAGTGTACAATTTCAATTAAGTACTCAGGAAAAATTTTTAGGATCTCTAATGTTATCTCCTAAAGTCGATAATACGGAAATTTCTATCCAATCTAATGATAGTGATGATGATAATGTTGAAATTATAATAAAACCGAATATTAAGAGAGAAGTTGATGAAATAATAGAATCTCTAAAGCAAGAGTCTAAGTGGGTTACTGATATACCATCTGATGATAACAATATTGTTGTAGAACAAGAAATGTCATTTGAGAGTATATCAGAAAAACTTACTTATGCACAAGTAGCAGCTCCAATAGCGCCAAAACCTATCACTCTAGAGACTCCAAAGGTTCTATTTCCTGGCGGTTATGTAAGGGAGATAAGTGGTTGGCGAATAGCGAGAGTAGCTAATTATAAACCTATTATTAAGAAAAATAAAAAATCTAATTTTAATACTATTAAAATTGTTAAAGAAAATAATCTCAATATTAAATCGAAAGTAAAGTGTTTACAAAATAATAATACGCCTAAAATTGGGAAACAGAGTTGGTATACTATTATTAAATATAAAACTATTAAACCTTATATTAATACTAGTAAACCATCCTTTGAACCATTTAATTTTGGAAATCCTACGGGGTACTTTGTATCCAGGGGAGGTTTTTCTGGACAATTAGGTTGTAAATATAAAAATTTTATTGAACCATATCGGTTTGAATTAATTAATGAGAAATTAAATTCATTGTTTCAAAATTTAAAAATAAAAAATTATACTAATATTACTCAAATTCCTAGTGAATTGAAGAAGAATCTCTTCTCTATTATAATTAAACAATTAAATTTAAATGAATCTGTTTTTAAACCAATTATGGTAGTAAATATGGTTAATTGTATATTAACTATAATATGTAATTGTGTAGTTTTATCCAGAATAACTGATAAGGTTGCTTTAGGTGCATGTATATGTACTATAGTGTCGAATATAGTAGTTCTATTGGTTGATTTACTGACTTATTTTAGTATGAATAAAATAGAAGAAAGTTTAATCGAAAAGACAGCACATCAATTGACTACGGAGTCTATCAATGAATTGTTTAAAGAACAAGGTATGTCATTAATAATGTCACCAGAATCATTACAAGCTTTTAAATTGGTTGATATAAAAAATAAATCAACACTAATACAATACATTGATACATTCCAAGTTAAAATTGATGAAACTCAAGAACTTACTCCATTAGCGACGGATATGATCGAAAACTACGAAGAATATCTGAATATTGCTAAGAGTAGGATAGAATCTCATAAAAACCAAATTGGTTTTAAGTTTATTGAACAACTTAATGATGCAAAGAGTAATGATTTTAAAACTGTAATTGATAAAGTTATTAGGACATCATCACGTGGAAATATGTGTTTGTTACATTCTACTCTAGGTAAATTAAATACTGCAGATGTACTTGAATTTAATGATAAGAATTTGTTAGCTGAATTTATGCGTAGTAATAGTAAATTGTATGCAGTAGAAATTTATATGCAAGCATATGCAGAAAGGAAGAAATCAACTCTTCTTTCTTTCGATGAACTGTGTAATATTTGGTTGAATGACTCTACAATGCTCGAAATGGATTTTTGCGCAGTTATAGCTGAATACCTTGGTACTACCATAGATTGTGAATATAATAATAAACATTATGAATATAAACCAATTAATAAACAAAACGATGATATAATACATATTGTTTTAGAAAATCAACATTTTTCGCGTAAAGAATATGAAATAACAGCTATATGTGCTCCAATTAGAACAGCTTGTGAGTGTACTGTAAAATTCTTTAGGAGTTTAGCAGCACAATATCCTGCTGGTACTACTAGGGACACGTATCTTGGTGTAGCAGCCTTAATTATTTATACATATAACTCAAAAGTTTTAATTCAAAATTTGCGTATTAAAGGAATAAACAATTTAGATGTTAAGTCTATAATTGGTATCGTTATCGATGTTATATCAACGTTAGCATTTACTATTGGTTTAGCCACAACAAAAGGTGACTTTGGCGATAGACTAATAAAAGCGGAGAAAATCTCAACCTCATCGGAGAAAATAGGTAATACTATAACTGATAGAGTAGAAAATATTACACAACGAATATTTAACGTTTATATGTCTAGTGATGGTGAAACAACTCATCGCTTAATTGAAGATCTGAATAGGTTAGAAGAGTTTAATAAAATTGATGAAATAACATATGTAAATGATTTAGGTTTATTAAATGAATGCCTTGAATATATGTCATCTGTTAAAAAGAGGATGATGAGCCTTAATTTAAAAGGTAAGGATGTTAATGTAGGGCTTAGTAATACACAAAATAATGTTAAGAAAGTAATAGATAAATTACAATCTAAAATTGAATCTATTCAACGTTTGCTTAAAATTAATGCTGTTAGACAAGAACCGGTTGGCATCTTTATGTTTGGGCTTAAAGGTGCTGGTAAAACAACAGCCGTGACAACAGCAGTTATTCCTGTTTTAGCACGAAAGTTAAAACTTAGACCAGGTATATATCCAGCAGCATTGGATAATAATCATTGGAATCCATATCGTAATGAGTCATTTACTATAATAGATGAGTTATTTGTAGAAGGCGCAGAGGATCCTTATATTCCAAAATTACATAAGATGTTATCTAGTTTTGCTGTAAATATGCCAGGTGCTCATCTCGACTTTAAAGAGAGCTATTTTACATCTCAGTTTCTATTTGCTATGGCTAACATAGCTTATCAGCAAACTAAATTGTCAAAACCGGCAGAAGAAGCTCTTTATGGTCGTTTTACTGGAGTACAATTTGTGAATCTCAAGCAGACGCCTGAACAATCTCGATTTAAGGTAGAACATATTGACGTTAATGATCCTACAACATATGAAGTGCGTGTATTTGACGACCAAATTAATCCACAATTTCATGGGCTCGAAGAGGATATAACGCCTACAATAGGTAAAGATGAACATTTTATAAATGGAGAATATGATGATCACTTGTATAGTGTACGTAATCATAAGTATAGATTAATGACTTTTGATCAATTTTCTGATCTCTTGATATCTTACTATGTTAAACATAAAGATGCTTACCAAATTGGTAGAAAGAAAAATCTTAAGGCTGAATTAGATTATCTGGCAACCACAACAACTGATCCAGATAGTGTTACTCAAATTTTGAAGACAAAGGGTTACTTTGATTCAGAAATTGCTGAAACACTAAATATTAAAAATCTCGTGATTGAACAAGATAATTTTGTGATCTCATTTTTCGGTGATACAGGAACTGGTAAAACTACATTTGCCAATAACTTAGCACTAGAAATACAAACTTTTCTTAATTATAAGATCTATACAATACTCGATGAAGAAGATATGAGTAAATTAACTTATGATTTTCCAGCTATATATGTATTTCATGATTCTATATATGATGAACAACGTTATATTAACGTTTATGATAAAATAAAGAAACCATCAATTATTATAACAACTAGTAACCATAAAATACGTTGGGTTACACGTGGTATGCGAGAGCTTCAATTCAATGATGATGGGGCTGCAGATAGTGTACCAGAAGTAAATGATGGTTTGTTTGGTTATTATCAAACTAAAGTATCTCAAATTGTTTCACTACTAACGAAGAGTGATAAGCGTGCAGGTTGGGAAATAGATACATTACCAGGATATCATCCACAGCCAGGATATGCTCGAAGATTAGGTTTAGTTACTGGATTACATCGTGTGGGTGATAAGTTTGTCTATAGTCAACGACCAGATGGTAGTAGTATAACTGTTGAATCAACAACTGGATACCGTTATATTGTTGATAAAGAAGTAGTTAATGTACATCATGTAGCTAAACGCACAATACTACAATTTACTAAGTTACAACAGTTATTTGAACCTAAGATGGTTAAGATACAGCCAGCTGAAATGCAAGCTAAAATTAGCCAAGTTTTAAACCCTGATGTGATCATTAAAGCTCCGACTATTGAGGAGTTAGTAGATCTTACAAACTGTAAAGAGGAATTAGTTAGGGCAGTTTTATGTCCTTATATAAATCCTTTTGGATCTGCTTCTAAGAAGCAAGTTGTAGTTTCACCTAGAGTTATAAAATCTAATTACTCCTTTAATCCATTAGATTTCGCAATTCCTAGAAATATACGATTAGAAGAAGCAGTGTCTGTAGCTTGTAAGTCATATAGATTATTGATGAATGCGAATAGTTCTTTCACTACACTAGTAGAATGTAAAGAGTTTGTTGCTCTTGGTACTGAGGGGACTATTTGGTATACATGTGACCCATACGACGTTATAACTTATCAACATGAATTTAGGAATGATACTATAGTGTATCAAAAGAAAATTACTAAAGATGATGGTTCAACTGTTATTGAAGATGTTAAAACTATATCTGTTGATGATATTATAATGTTGTTCTGTGCAAATAAAGGAATTAGTGAATTGCTCGAAAATTATGATTATGATCTGAGTAGATATATAATGAAAACTAGAGCAGAAATAGAAACGAAATATAGTGATAAATTTGCTAAAGTAGAATCTCAAACTATAATATATTCAAATAGTATGCGTGAGAAGATGGCATTCTTCGTCATTTGGAGTGAATTTAAAAAGACTGTATGGTATAAACTAGGAATGGCTTTATTAGGTTTGTGTGTTGGTTATTTTATAATACAATTAGTGTCAGCTTTATGGAAATTCTTCACAGGTTTTTCGAAAGAGCACACTGGTGTTATACATCATAAAACTAATAAGGACGCGTGGCTAATGTATATTCTCGATAAGTTTGATAAAAATCAAAATAAAGCTTTTATCACTATATTTTCAGTAGATAATAACCTTGATTCTTTTTCAAAACGCGATTTAGATCTATTAATAAAAGAAGATATTAAGGATAATATTAACGAATTATTGGACGATAATGAATCTGATACTATTAATTGTGAGAATGTTGAATGGAATGATGTTAATATAAAGAGCGATTGGTCGAAGAAGAAAATAGAAACTGTCTTACCTCAATCCCTACATAGATTGTACAGAATTAATGTGAAGTCAATGAAAACTGAGAAATCAGTAGCTGTACAAAAACAAGCTATGAAAACTTTAGGTACAGTTAATGTCCCTCGAAATACTAATATTAAGGGTTATGTATATGATAGACATATACTTGAACATATCTATAATTCTATGGGCGTTTGTACTGCTTCTTTCGGAACGCAACAGGCAATGGTTCGTGGAATTGCAATATGTGAGAATTATATTTTATGTCCTAGGCATAACCTTAGACCAAATGCTACTTATACGTTTGAATGGTTTAGAGAGAGAAATGGGCGACCTAAAGTCGTTAATTGTGAACATGTTTTAGATGAGGACGTACACGACTTGGCTATTTTAAAAATAACTGATAGTGGAGTTCCTTATTCTAGGAATATTCTTAAATATTTTATAGATGATAATTTATCTCGAATTGCTAATGTGTTCTTACCAACAATGAGACTCGAATCTAATAGTATAGAAAAAGTTAGTGGCACTGCTGTACATATTCCATTATCAGTACCAATTAAGAAAGATAATGTAGATATGCCTTCAGGAACAGTTGTTGCGGTCGCATCTCTTTTGGATACAAATATTGTTCTGCCATATGGTGAGTGTGGTACTCCTATCATAGATCGTGATACTTGTAGAATTGCTGGTATTATGTTCGGTGACAGTGCAGATGGCCACACCATCGTTGGTAGTATAATCACGAAGACTATGCTTTCACAATGCTTAGCGTACTTACGTGGTACAACAGGAGACGTGAATGTTAAGTCTAGTGCTGTTTCTATTTTAGAAGAGTGTGAATTAATTGATGATTGTTTGACGAGACAAGAAATTGAAGAATATAAGATTAAGAACTTGGAATATATTGAGGAAGTGGAGCCTGAGTTTCATGATGCAGTTTGTGGAGAAGAAGAGGAACAATGGTATGATTCTCTCTCTGATGTTACTTTACTTAATGTAAAGTTTCCTGATCAAGATGAGTTTATAATCATGCCAAATGAATGTGCCGAGTATATAACCTCGGCAGAAGTTCCTCGTGACCCATACCCTGCGTTAGATGGCACTTATACTAAGTGTTTGGGTTATCAGTATAAATCTCAAAAATCGATTATGTTAAAAGATAAATATATTAGAACACCATTTGCTAATCTTATACGTGAACAATTTCCTCAGATACCTGATGATTGTGCAAATTCAATGTTAGACTCAACTAAGGTAGAGGATCCATCAGCATTAGTTACTAGTGTTAGTGGTAAACCTTCTATTTTATTGTCTCAAATATCTAAAATAAACGATCCAATAAATGCAGAGATGCAAGCCATTGGTGAAAGTTGTTTAGATATTGCACGAGTGCAAATATCAGAACGGTATGTAGAATTATACTCGAAATATGACCATAAATTTCTTTCTAAGAAAGAAATGATAAATGGCCTAGTAGACGAAACTAATAATTTATATGGTAATTTAGAAGCAGTAAATCAAGATGCTTCATCAGGAATATGGACAACTCTACAAGGTAAACGTTCTGTACAGAATCTCAAAAGTATATTAGAACCTGCTGGAATTAATAATTATAATAAACAACCTTTATATACTTTAAAAACTAATGATCTTGGTAATGCCATTTCGCGGCATATATCACAGCAAAAGAATGCTTGGCGTCATGGTGTGAGGTATGAGGGAATAGTTAAAGACAATTTGAAAGTTGAGTTGCGACCATTAGACAAGGTGAAGAAGGGTAAAACGCGTTGTTTCGAAAGTTTCGACGTGTTTACTCTTCTTAATTTTAGAGCATTATTTGGAACAATTCAAGCAGCTATGAAAGTAGAACGTGCTAAAGGCTCTTGTCAAATTGGACTATCTACGGATAGGTTTACTCAAATATATTTTAGATTGTCTAGAGTCTCTCCCTTTGCAACGCATGGTGATTTTGAAGCATGGGATAAACACATGTTTTGGCAGGCTGCGGAGGCTGCTGTTCGTGTGTGGAGTCGTATGCTGTGGTCGTCAGATCATTTCTTAAATTGGAACCTGAAGCAGAAGTATAGTTTTAAAAATGAAGATGAGCTTACTTTAATGTTGACTACCGCAATGCGTGCTAATATAAGAGCTGTCTCCATTGCTGATGGGTATTTATTGTCCAAAAGTCGTGGAAACTGTTCTGGTATTGGTTGTACTACCACGCTTAACTCAACTGTAAATGAGTTGTTATTGCGATCTTGTATTATATTTTTAATACAACGTCATAATGCAACTTATAACGTATTGACTCAGCGTGGTGAAAGCATGTATGAATATTATGCGAAAGAATTGGGTAGTATTTTGACACCTGCCCAACTTACTTTTGTTTTAGGTTCCAAATTTATATCCTCTCGAATTAGTATAGATGCTAAATTCATCGAATCTAATATTGATAACATCACTTATGGTGATGATATTGGTATATCAATTTCTCAAGATCTGTTATTTATTATTAATTTTGTTAGTCTTAAGTATGCTTATGATAAGTTATTCGGCATAAATTTTGATTCCCCGTATAAGGACGGATCGGTCGTGCCGTATATTAGAACTGATGAATTAGACTTTGTTAGTAGAGCTTTTCATTATGAAGAACAAGTTCGTATATTGTTTCCTAGATTAAAACAGACATCAATTTGGCGTCTGTTGTTTTGGGTAACAAGTGATACTTACCCACAATATGAAATGAATCTCACTGCAATGGCACAAGAATTGTTTCTTCATGATGAGAAAGAGTATAAATTGTTTGTGAAAGTTATTAAAACTATTATTAATCCCTATTTATATAGTAAATATAATTTAAAATATAAAATTCCTAACTTTAGTATAGGGCGAGAAGAATTTATAAATAACTCGCGACAATTAGTTGCAACTGTTGACGTTACAGTTGCGGGTAATATTCAAACACAGATAGAAAGTTTATTATCGAATCTGCGAATTAAAAATTTATTAGAGAAACTGACTAAGGACACTCTATTAAATATGTCTTATACTCCAGCACAATTACGTGAATTTACACAACAATTAGCAATGGGTTTACCACTTAAATTAAGTGGAACACCTGCATATTTAGTAACACCTAAGAATGCTCTTTGGAGTATTTCTTATGAGCCAACTGATCAGTCTTCTTATTTAGAAATAAGAAAACTTTTACAGTCAGCTTGTGCTAAAACAAGTGGTAAGGCTATTTTTATAGACCTAGCGCATGTCACCATATGCATGAATGATGCATGGGTGCCACGTTACCAATTGCAAGCACGGTTGGTTGACTTTGGTCCCCCAGAGCCAGCCAATGAAATAGTACAGGCATTCAAGTCAGGATGCTCAGAGTTATACCAACTACTTGTAGATGATCTAAAGATAAAATCTTTAGTTGCCAATGTAGATTTTGGTAGACTCAACACTGATATTATGGATATTAGAATTAAATCTAAACAAGTTACAGTACGTAATTCTGTTGCAACAACAATTAATGCAGTAACGGAGCCAGATGTGCCCGGGACAGCATTGCCTGCAGCTGTGAAAATGCCACCAGGGAGACCTGAGATGTTATTGGGTTCAATGTTGTATCATCATCAAAACCCAACAATGTATTCTCATAGATTGCAAGTTGTTAAACAGATTGTTATACCATCTACCGTTACAGCTGGAACTGTATTGTTCCATATTAGTTTGGGTGACCTTATCCGACAGGATATGGTTAGCGCAACTAAAGATTGTAACGAATTTACTGGGTCAATTATGGCTGTAATAGAATGTTTAGCAAATCCAACAATAGGTGGGGCGGCAGTTATAGGGCTCCTCCCACCAGGATATAATGCTTCATCGGCAACAGAAGCATCAATATCTGAATACGATCGTGTTGTCTTAAATATGAGTGAAAGTCAAAAGTTCTCTGTGAACTTGCGACCATATGAACAAGGACTAGGATCTAATCCAAATGCTGCAATTAGTGCGAGAATGGCCTGGTTGGAGTTTAATACCACTACTGGAGTATATACAATTCCGGCTCAAACTCTTGCTAAATATCCTACAATTGTAGGTATTGCAAGAAATGATTGGGTTTCAATCAATGGGTCGGCTAAGAGTACTATCTCTTTAACAATATCATCTGCTTTTGGGCAAGATTTTTGTTGTTATAGTGGTGTTCCACAAATCACTGGGGCAACTTTAACAGATTCCGCATGGGTTGGTTCAAAAACGAAACTTGGAACATTGCGAAGTGTACCGCTAGTTGAACTTGGCATTAGTGGTTCCTCTAGGTTAATTCTAGATGGCAATTATATTGCAAAAAGGAACATTGATGTCATAAGGGAAACTGGTATAGCGATATTGAGTTATTTATTCAATTATAATCCATCAACTGTTGGAACATTTATTGGAAGAACTTGTGGTATTGCTAGTGGTATATCAGCTAGTACGGAACAATTATTTTTACAAGGGGATAATGGTATTTATAAGGTTGGTGGTGAATTCGAGCTAGTAATGCTCGGAACTGATAGTATATTACAGACAATTATCATAACTATTGAAGGTGATATTAATGTACATATAGATCAACAAACCAACTCTAATTTAAACCATAATTCTAGGTTAACTGGGCTCTTAACCATGACGTATTACGTTGATGGGAATCAGCCCAGAATACAGAAAGTTACTTGGCAACCCGCTGTTACTGATCAGCATGCTGGTGATATTGCTGCAAAACCTGATTTAAATGTGTGTTTATATACATATTTAGGAGAAGATCAGGGAACCGTTGTATCCAACGGACCAATATTACCAGCGTATGCTGATCCCTTACCAGCGGATTGTATAAATCTCTTAGTACAAAGAGATGGAGTAAAAGTTCCTTCAGCAGTAGTCGATACAACGGGACCATTATATGCAACGTTGTTAGGCTATGATAGTTTTGCTGCTTATTTGCGATCCGCTTATGGCGAGACAGCACTAGCAGTAAACTTAATCGAAACAGTTCGAGGGACTACTTTGGGTACAATCGTGTATGATCCAGCTAATCGAAGTACATTTATGCCAATTTCTGGCTTAATTGGTAGTGATGCATACGCTGTGAGTAAATACACAGCTAGTGATTTAGCTATCAATAATGTACGCTTTTTGGATAGTACAGGAGCGTATCCATATAGACCTTTGGACGGTTTCGCAACACGTGCAGTGACGTCAACAACTAATACGACACTGTACGATAAGTATCTTGGGGCTGATATTATCAATTCTATTGTCATTAAAGGTAATGCTATAGTTGGAGCAATTGGACAAGGTTTGTCCTCTTATTCCAACTATGAGCAGCAACAACAATGGCAACAATTTGAGAAAGATCAGCAAGAAGCTCAACGTGATTGGCAGGCTAAGCAAAATCAAAATAACTTAGACTTCCAACGAGAGCAATTACAACAACAGAATGAAATCGCGGCTAATGCTAATCAAAATCGACTTGATGCGATTGAAGATCGCGGAATTCAAGATCGTGAAACGCGAGCCTTTGATTTCACTCTGAGGACCGGTATGACGCCATCAGAATTTTATGGCGCCACTCAAAATTCACCCCAAGATTCTATGCGCGGTAATACAGCGCCGCGAGCTACTAATCCATGGCAACCGAATCCAGCGTGGATGTCAGACAACACAAAACTTATCGATGATGATACAGGTAGTGTGTTTGGCCAACACGAAACTGATACGGAACAATTGCCATCTTATGATAGCTCTGAAGCTGTAAACTCCCATGTTGATGGGCCAAAAGGTCCACCAAAAGAACTCCCGAATACGAGCATGCCTGAGGGTAGTGCTCGTTTTATGGAGAATTCATCAATGGCTGGTCCCACCGAAGTTGATGAAATTCCGGAGCTCCCAGCCGAAGTAACCGACGTTGTCGGCGAAGATGCGGCTGAGGGTGCAATGGCTCTCCTATAATTCCTTGAAAATCCAGTCTTTAGGCAGTTAGCGTAGTTTGGAATCTACGCACTAATTTAGTTTTCAGTTAATTTTTCTAGGTTAGTTTTTCGTATAACTATTATTAAATATTCTTATGTTAAGTTATTTATATTAAAATAAATTATTATTGGTCTTTATTATTTTAATTATTTGGTGGTAGTTAGTTATAGGTGATGGGTATGAGAGATCGTTAGTGGTCTCAATTGGGTATTATATTATTATGATTATAACATAAATTGTTATATTATATTTATCCTTTATTTCTTATTTAAAATTAAAAAAAAAAAAAAAAAA